CAACGATAGTTGCGCTCTCTCTCTTTGGTTTATGGTTAGTGGTTAGTGGTTCTTGGTTAGGGTTATTTTGGCTTTGATCTGGCAACCCAGAAATAACCACTTGGGTTTTCTTTGGCCTACCACCTAGCTTCCCATTGCTCTTGTTTTTCTCAACTTGCTCTTGATAATCTTTAATTTCAACTTCGATGCGTTTGTGCTTATATCCTGTTTTGCCTAAAATAAAGAAATCTGACAAAACATTTTGTAGAAATTTAACCTCATCAGAACCCAAACGTAACCGCCTGATAACCACTTGGTTTTCCTCTGGAATAGGTTGTTCATCAAGGTAATACCAATCAATCAACTGGCGATAGATGCCATGTTCAATGGTTGATAAATGACCTGTATCTTTACGATAATCCGCAATGTTAAATTTGTAATAGTGCATGGCACTTCTCCGCAAATCTCCCAGAAAGAAACTGCGGCAGGAGGGGAGTTCTCTTTTCAGTACGCTCATGACTTCGTACTTAGCCGTGTTTCAAAACATTGTATCAAATAAATTGATTATTTGTAATTTCATTTGTTGGTTTTCTGCCAAACAAACGAATAGCTTGGTTGTTCATAGAAGCATATTCAGCCTTAGTGAAGATACCTTTAGCGTTTCTGATGTCAAACGGGGTTAGTAGATCACGAGGCTCATCTACCTTTTGAGCCTCAATCATGTGGGGTTCTAACGTGTACTGAGAAACCCAAGACCGACCCATCTTAATTTTCCCAATTTTTAGCTTCTTTTTATAGCTCATCTTTGTGCAACAAGCTGCAATGTGTAGTCTTGGGATGCCAGTTAAGTCCTCTATTTGGTAGGAAGTAAGTGGGCCGTTTTGAAGTGCTCTGATAACTGCTTCTTGTGTCATTTGTAAAGGTTCTCCAGGTTAATTGGTCGGTTTAGGTGAAGTTCTAGCGTTCTGGCAAGCAAAGCTGTTACAGCCGCATCAAAGTCCTCTAGCTCGGTTGTATAAGCACCTGCCATTGTTTGAGCGTACCCACACAAGGCTTCAGCGCATCTTTTTTCAAGTATTTCAGTTTTCATAAGAGGAAGGAAGAGTAGGAAGGGCTATTAGTTAATAGGACAAGTCTTTTTAGATTAGCATAGAAAAAAGTGCTGTCACTAGGTGAAAACCCCTATGTAAAAGGCTAAAAAGGTGTGGCACATTATGGGTGTGGGCAACAAAAACCTCACATTTTAATAAACCTATAGGAGTGAATATGAAAAATCAACCAGCTTTTCCTTGCCAATACGATGAGTATTTTCCTTTGGGAAACGGCATGACCTTGCGTGACTACTTTGCTGCTAAGGCTATGTACTCATTGGGAATTCAGGACGCAATTCTTCACAATGAAGATTGTGATTTTTTAACCATTGATGAAATTGCTGAATCAGCTTATTCCCAAGCTGATGCCATGCTCAAAGCAAGGGGCGAATGATGCCAATGCTTAATGGAAAAAAGGTCGTAGACCTAGAAGTAGATGGAGTTGTAAGTGGAGATTATCCAGATTTCTGTGATGCCTACTTCTCAGATGGATGTTACGAGGATGGAACACCATTGACAGAAGATGAGTTGAATAAGCTCACCGATCTGGCGGGTGATGTTTTGTGGGAGATGGCATTCGAGAGTCTCACATGAAAACACTATTCCAAACCTATGTGTCAGAGTTCTCAGACATCCACTACTGCCCTTATTGTTTGACAATCAAGGGAGATAAAATAGTCTGTTGCCAAGAAGCAGACTTTATTGAGTTCAAGGATTTATACCCTGAGCAACAAAAAGAGATTATTCAACAAGAGTTAAATGAAAATCAAAGGAGTTAATATGTCTGAAGTTACAAAAACACCAAATAATACAAAAGAGTTACGCTCATTTCTTTTAGAGCAAATGCTTAATGTTGCCAGTGGAAACCAAGAAGCAGGCCAAGCAAAAGCGATCTGTAATTATGCCCAACAGGTATACAACACAGTTAACTTAGAAATGAAGTTTGCCATGTTGCATGAGAAGATGGAAGGCAAAGAAATCAAAGCAGTTGGTTTCGGTGGCTGATATGCAAAAGTTGATGTTCACTCCCGTGAATGTTTCTAATTACTTTTGGACACAAAGAACAGACACACCTTGCCTTGTTCCATCTAGTTTCTATGATGAGAAAACTCTAGAATCGCTGCCTTGGATTTCTAGTTTGCCCTGTAATCTTAAAAAAGACTTTGCTGATGGTCAAGACCCAGTATTTATGCGGGGTTCAAGACATTCTAGATATTCTGGTAATTATGAAAAAAGCAAGATGACTGGAGTATTTTTAGATAAGTTGTTTGCAAGGTATGTCAGACTAGATAAAAAAACCATCTGGTTTAAAAAAGATTGGCTTGCTTATAAGTTATCTGTTGAGCGAAAGTTAAGAGATCATGTTGAAAAGCATCGTCTTTACGTTCACTTTAGTACTTGGAGAGCAATGAACTTTAAACCTTGCGAAGAAGGCGAGGATTATGGATCGTTGTCAATCATTGGTATTGACCAGCCAACTTATCTAATGCCAAGTGTGTTGGTAAATGGCAAAGTAGTTAGGGTAAACACTAATGACGAAGAGTCTGTACTTGATTACGATAAGCGTGTCGATGCAATAAAAAAACTTATTGCCATTGATGAGAAAATTTCAACCTTAACAATATAACAGGAGTTAATATGGTAATTGATCCAAACCAACCAGGTCTTTTGGTTGAACGCAAAGAGTTAATTGCAAGACTGTTGGCAACAAATGTCAATGGTCATCTTGAGAAAAAGAACGGCCTGTCCTACCTGTCATGGGCTTGGGCATGGGCAGAAGCTCTTAAAGCCGATGCAGACGCTACCTACAAGGTAGAGATGTTTGATGGCAAGTGCTTTATGGACATCAACGGCACAGCAATGGTGTTCGTTACAGTCATTATGTTTAAAAAGCCCATGACTTGCCAATTACCTGTGATGGACTATCGGAACAAAGCTATACCTAACCCTGATGCGTTTGCAATCAATACAGCCATTATGCGGTGCATGACTAAAGCTCTAGCCCTTCATGGACTCTCTTTATACATCTATGCGGGTGAAGACCTGCCAGAAGAGGGCAGATCAGTAGTGATTACACCTACTCAAGGCGCACAAGATAACATTCCCATTGAGGAATTAAGACACCTAGAGGAATTAGCAATGGATTTAATTGCTACTTGCGAACAGGGTGATCCCAAGGCAGCTTGGGTAAAATTGGAAGAGCAGAACCTAGATTCAGAACAGAAAGTGGCTCTATGGACTCTGCTTCCAAGCAAAGTGCGTTCATCATTAAAAAAGGCTAAGGAGTTATAAATGGATAGGATATTTCATGCACCAGATGGATACAAGAGGCTTACGATTAACTTGCGTGAGGACATCCACAAAAAGATAAAACTGATTGCTGTTCAAGAGGAATCTACTGTGACAGACATCATTTCAGACTTTCTTGAAAAAGAAATTGCATACAAAGAATCTAAAAAGGAGTTGGCATATGGAAAAGCGTGATAACAGTGGTGTTTTATTCCGATCAGATAAGAAAGAAAATGATCGTGCGCCTGATTACAAAGGAAATATCACAGTGGGTGGTCAGGATTACTGGCTATCTGCATGGATTAAAGAGGGCAAGTCAGGCAAATTCATGGGTCTAGCAGTATCACCCAAAGAAGAGTATCAGCCCAAACAAGCCCCTAAGAAGGCAAGTTTTGCAGACGAAGACCTGCCCTTTTGAGTTAATATAACCACGGGGTGAAAGCTGTTTTTACTTTTTTGAAAGCTAGTAGGCGAACAGTCGTAGCCCCACCCAATAGGAGTTAATAAATGAGAGACATTTTCAACAACATGAACGAATCAATAAACAGATTCTTTGGTACTGAACCTTTCAAGATGGTACGCAAAGAAGACCCAGATACAAGCAAAGATGCTGCTGAAAAGGTTGATTCAACTAAGTTAGAGCAAATGGTGTATGAGGCCATTGCAAAGTACCCAGATGGATGTATTGCAGATGACGTAATGACGCATTTCCCGAGTCATGGCATACAAACAATAAGCCCACGATATGCGCCACTAATTCGCAAAGGGTTCATTGAGGATACTGGTGAAAGACGCAAATCCAGTACGGGACGCTCTCAACGGGTTATGAAAGCAATTAAATGATTGAACTACCACCACATTCAAAGATTAGCTACCCTTCAGTGGCTAACAAAGACTTCAAATGGGAGTCTGGATCAGACGTCCAAACCCTGTGGAAAAAGCATGGATGGACTCCACCCTCGGAGAAAATGAGTCCTCCACCGCCTGAGAAACCTCAAGAGTTTCCATTAAGGAGAGTTAGATGACTCAAGACTTGCGTGAACAAGCTATGTTTCAAGTGCAAATGTTGGGAGAGGAGATTCAACCTGATTGGATTGGGCTAACGGATGAGGAAATTGACCAAGCATGGAGAAGTGTTGACTACACAGTCCCATACGCACAATTCAGGATTGATGTTGCCCGAGCCATCGAAGCCAAATTAAAGCATAAGAACTCTTAGGTAAGAACTTCTATCGCATGGTTAATGTGCTTAATTCTGTCATCAAGACCGATAAAACCACCATTTATCTTCTTGGTCATGGTCTTATAGTCACGAGAATCAGCGTATTGGTTTAACTTATGAGTA